CCACAGATAAGACGAAAGATGGGGTCGGGTATCTGTGGATAACCAGCGGGAACTGGCGGGAACTGGCGAGAACCAGCAGGTAAATGCCATGATCGGTCGTGACCGGCCTCGATTGGAGACTGTGGATATTGGGGGGAAATCGTGGGGGCACCTTGTCGCTGAGTGGGCGAAGGTGCATATGGGTGTCACGTTGATGGGCTGGCAGGTTCACGCCCTTGAGGGCATGTTGATGTTGGATCACAACGGGGAACTGCATTTTCGTGAGGCGTTGGTGTCGACAGCTCGACAGAACGGCAAGTCTGTTTTGCTTCAAAGTTTGTTGGGCTACTTCCTGACTGATGGTGCCCGGCTTCGCGGCCGCCCTCAATCGGTGCTGTCGGTCGCTAACCGTTTGGATCGTGCGGAAGCCATTCACACTGCGTTGGCTCCGATCCTCGAGGCCCAATTTGGGGCGAAGGTGACGAACGCTGTCGGCCGTAAAGCCGTCAAAATGGAGAACGGGTCGACGTGGGAGGTGCGTGCCGCCACCCCAAATTTGCATGGTGGATCGTACGATTTGATCGTCGTGGACGAACTGTTTGACATCGGTTCTAACTGCATTGACGACGCATTACGGCCGTCCATGATCGCCCGCCCTAACCCGCTGTTGGCGTGTTTCTCCACAGCCGGTGACGAAGGGTCGTCGGTGATGATTCAGATGCGGGAAATGGCAGTGGCGGAGATTGACGGTGGCGTGTGCGGCGACACCTATTTCGCTGAATGGTCGATGCCACCCGGCGTAAACCCGGCCGATGAGCAGTGGTGGGGCTGGGCGAACCCGGCGTTGGGCACCACCGTCACCGTCAAAGCATTACGGGCCGCCTCCAAAAAGGAGTCGTTTATGCGTGCCCACCTGAACATGTGGGTGTCCGCCCGTGGAGCATGGCTGGACGCGGGCCAGTGGGCTGACCTGCAAACCGACCAGCCGATGCCAGCCGGAGGAATTTTGGCGGTTGATTCAAGCGTGGACGATGCCCGGTATGTGGGCGTTCGATCCGTCGTGGCGGAGAACAAGGCTCACGTTTGCGTCGAATTCGTCGCCAACTCTGAGGATCAAATGTGGGCAGAAATTGAGCGGGTCATGGCCGACCAAACCGTGCAGCTCGCGTTGACACCCACCCTCGAAATTCACTGTCCGCCTGTCCTGTCACGACGCACCACCATCGTCGGCTACGGCGAACTACTGAAATTCTCCAGCCTTGTCAGGTCGATGCTGGTGGAGGGGAAGGTGACGCAACGCGGGCAACGCACCCTCACCGAACACGTCTGCCGTGCCGTGCTCACCAAAACGGCACAGGGCACCGTGCTATCATCACAAAAATCGCCCGGCCCGATCGAGCTGGCACGATGCATGGTGTGGGCCATCGCCCTGTCGTCGAGGCCGATAACTCGCACGAAACCCATACTTGCGATCGCCCCGTAGCACTATCGTGGGTGCTGGTGTCCGTCCCGTGTCGGGCGGGGCGGCCACCACCGACCAACGGAGTAACCATGGGAATTTTTAGTCGAAGCGTGAACAAAGCGGCGATCAGTCCCGCCCCTGAACCCCATGTCAAAGCGGCCGCCGCAGGCTCCGGCTCATTCTCCGGGTACGGCACTTATGGCGGGTACACCAGCCAAGCGAACGGCATCAACTTTGTTGGTGCGTATTACACCTACTACGAGGGTGAGGCACGCAACCGTGCTATGTCGGTGCCGACGATTAGCCGTGCCCGCGACCTGCTGGCCTCGGTGATCGGCTCTACCCAGTTGTGCATGTACATGGAACGGTGGAACGAAACCGAAGGCGAAATGGAAGAAGTTGACCTTGCCCCTCGAGCATGGCTCCGCCAACCCGACCCGTCCGTCCCGTACGCCACCCTCATGTCGTGGACGTTGGACGACCTGTTCTTCTTCGGTCGTGCGTTTTGGTACATCACCAGCCGTACAGCTGACGGCTTTCCCGCGTCGTTCACACGCCTTCCCGCTGGCACTGTCACCACGCAAGACCAGTCCGGCCCCGTGTGGTTCGCCCCCTCGAGCGAAGTGTATTTCCAAGGTGGCATGATCCCGCCCGAGGATTTGGTGCAATTCATCAGCCCGGTGCAAGGCATCATCTACATGTCCGAACAGGCTGTCGCTACCGCTCTCCGCCTCGAGGAATCCCGCTACCGCAACGCACAATCCGCCATGCCGTCCGGCGTACTCAAGCAGACCGGCGGTGAACCGTTGTCGGCACAAGAACTGGCCGACCTTGCGGCCGCGTTCAACAATGCACGCATGTCCAACCAAACAGCCGCACTCAACGAATTCTTGGATTACAGCGAAACCAAAGCGTTGCCCGACAACATGCTGATGATCGAATCCGCCGAATTCCAAGCCAAAGAACTGTGCCGCCTCACCAACATCCCGTTCTACTTGGCTGGTGTCAACATCGGGTCGTACCAGTACACGACCAGCCGTGGAGCACGCGAAGACCTGTACTTGTTCGGTGCCCGCCAGTATCTTGACTGCGTGTCACAGACGTTGAGCATGAACAACGTGCTACCGCGAGGCACCTACGTCAAATTCGACATCGACGACTATCTCGAAGGTGTCATGGAAGATGCCATGGAAGAAATGCCCGAAACCACACGAACCCCCGACACCAAACCATTGGAGAACTGATGCACATTCAACTATCAGCAGGCTTCGCCCTTGACGTGCAAGCCGAAGCCGGTGAAACGTCCGGCCGTCGCGAAATCTCCGGCCTTGCCGCTCCCTATCAGGTGTCCGCGACGGTGAGCGGTGGCGAATCCGTCATGTTCGCCCCCGGCTCCCTGCCGGTCGACGGCAAAGCCCCCAAACTGTTCATGTACCACGACGCATCACAGCCGGTCGGCCTTGTCACCGAACGACGCGAAGCCGCCGATGGATCGGGCATGCTGTTCACCGCCAAAATCGCCGCCACAGCTGCGGGCGACGAAGCGTTGCAACTGGCCAAAGAAGGCGTACTGGACAGCGTTTCTGTGGGTGTCGACGTGATTGACTCCTACCAAATGGAGGACGGCACCACCGTCATCACCGCCGCCGAATGGCGGGAATTGTCACTTGTCCCCATCCCGGCATTTGCCAGTGCTACCATCACCGATGTGGCCGCCTCCGCGGACACGACTCCCGACACCGAAAACCAGCAAATCCTGAACGAGGAGAACGAAGTGTCCGAAGTCGAAGCCGCCGCACCCGAAGCCGCACCCACCAACCCGCTGATCCAATTCGCCGCCCCGAAGAAGGCTCCCCGCCTCCCCTCGGCCGGTGAATGGATGGCCGCCTACCACATCGGCGGCGAAACCTTCGCCAAGGTGAACAGTCAGGTCGCCGACTGGAAGAAGGAAAACCAGTCCACGTTCGAGGCCGCCGCAGGCGATGTCATCACCACCGACACGCCCGGTCTGCTTCCTGTCCCTGTGTTGGGTCCGTTGGTGCAGAACATCAACTTCGTTCGCCCCGTCGTCCAGCGACTGGGTGCCCGTGCCTACCCGGATGGCGGTGCCCAAAAGACGTTCATCCGTCCGACCATCACCACGCACACGTCGGTTGCCGCACAGGCCGCCGAACTGAACGCAGTGTCGGCCACCACAATGGTCATCGCATCGAACAGCGTCACCAAGACCACGCTCGCCGGTCAGGTCACCTTGTCGGCACAGGACATGGACTTCACCTCACCCGCCGCCATGCAGTTGATCCTCAACGATCTCATGGGCGAATACATGTTGGCGAGCGACAACAAGGCGGCAGACGATTTGCTGACCGCCGCCAACTCGAGCGGCGTGTGGGACGGCACCACCACCGACCTGATGAAGTCGATCTACGACGCGGCCGTCGACGTGTCCGACGGAACCAACTTCTTCCCGGACACCATCTTCGTGTCGCCGGACGTGTGGGGACAGATGGGCCAGCTCGTGGACGGCTCCAACCGTCCCGTGTTCCCGTACGTCGGTTCGGCCGGTCTGCAGGGCTACAACGCCCTCGGCGGCGGCAACGCCACCACATGGGTCGGCTCCAACCCGTTGGGCCTCGAGATCGTCGTGGACAGCAACTTCGCTGCCAAGACCATGATCATCACCAACAGTCAGAAGGCGTTCGAGTTCTACGAGCAGGTTCGCGGCCTCATGTCCGTCGAAGTGCCCTCCACCCTCGGCCGCACCTTCTCCTTCTACGGCTACGTCAGCACCTTCGCTGCCGTGTCGTCGATGATCCGCAAGATCACGCAGGCCTGATCGGAGGGGCCGCCACATGGCGACCTACACAGTCCAATACGGAGTCATAGTCCCCGGCTACGTCACCGCCACCACCCTCACCCCAAACGAGATCGTGGTGGGCGGATCGGTGACAGTCGCAGGCGTGGGAGCGGCGTACAACGGCACGCACACGGTTTACGCCCTCCCACAATTCCTGCCCGTCAACGTCGACAGCGACGGCATCATCGAATACGACTACTCGTATCCGATCGCCAACGCCGTCATGTGGGCCTCAAGCCAAACCCCCGAAACGATCAACGCCATCACCGGCACCATCGCCTACAGCCCGACATGCACTTGGATCACCTACACGCAAATACAAGACTGGTTGGGCATCACGCTCGCTGGCGGAGCTGAAACCGCGTTCCTGACGCAGTGTGCGGCCGCTAGTAATGCGTTCTGTTTTCGTCGCCGCCAAGAGTCCGGGTACATTGACGCACTCGCCACCAGCCCGTCCGGCGATGTCACCCTCGCAACGATCATGTATGGCGGAGCGTTGTATAGGCAACGTGGGGCCATTGACCAATTTGCGTCGTTCTCCGACATGGGTCAAGCACCGACCACCGGCCTGTCACCGCTCATCAAACAACTGCTCGGCATCTCGAGGCCGCAGGTCGCATGAGATGGCCTACAACGACCTGTTCAACGAAGCGATCGACGACCTGTCCGCCACGCTCGCCACGATCAGCGGACTCCGAGTCGTCACCGACCCCGCCAAAATCAACCCACCCTGCGTCTTTCTGGATGCACCATCGTGGGAATCGTGGAACGGGAACATCGTAAAGATGACGTTTCAGGCTCGAGTGTTCAGCCTCGGCCCGTCCAACCTTGACGCACTCCGCGACATCCTGTCGATCTGTGCCAAGTTGCTGGAGAAAAACGTGGCGGTGATGGACGGCCGCCCGGTATCCATCCAAATCGGCGGCCAAGAATTCCCCGCCTACGACCTCACAATCCCCCTACAGGCACAGGCAGGCTGACAATGGCACTCCGCATCATCTCCACCCGTATCGGCGAACTGGGAGCAATCTACGAACCCGTGGAAGGCATCAACGTGGAAGCGTTGATCGCCGGAGGTTTCGTCGAGGAAGTCCACACCGCTGGTAGCAAATCTGCTAAAAATAAGAACACGGCTCCCGACGCTGGCAAACATCCCAAGGAGTAATCATGGCCACGTCGACCTACCTGTCCAACCCTGTCATCACGATCAACGCAGTCGACCTGTCCGACCAATGCACGTCGGCCACCATCAGCCAAGCGTTCGACCAGTTGGAAAACACCGCGTTCGGTGACACCGCCCGCAAGTACACGGCCGGACTGCAGACAAACAGCATCACCGTCGAGCTGTACTGGTCGACAGCCTCCACCGAAACGTACGCCAGCCTTAAGTCGCTGGTCGGCACGTCAACCAACATCACCATCAAGGGATCGTCCGCCGCCACGTCGGCCACGAACCCGCTCGGCACCCTCACCGGCGGGTTCTTGGCTGAACTCCCCGTTGCCTACACGCTCGGAGAACTCGCCACCGTGTCCGTCACCTTCAACGGTGGCACATGGGCATGGTCGGAATCCTGACCTAAACCAAACCCGAAAGGCCCGACATGAAACTGCACCTGAAGGTCGACATCGGTGACGGCCCGTTTGTCGTCACCACCAACCTGCAAACCGTGATCGCGTGGGAACGCAAATACCGCAAGAAAGCCGGTGACCTTGCGTCCGGCATCGGCATGGAAGACCTCGCCTTTATGGCGTGGGAATGCTGTAAGCGTGACAAGGTCGTCGTGCCCGTCGAGTTTGATTCGTTCATCAGCCGCCTCGCGGAACTTGAGGTGGTGTCGGAAGAAGTGGTTGGCCCTTTCTCCCCGGCACCTACCGACGCTCATTAGCAGAACTGCTAATCAGCACCGGCTGGTGGCCGCCTGATGTACCATTTGACTTTGAGGACGTGGCGACCGTGGCCGCCATCATCAAGGAGTCAAAGCGATGACCGCGAGCATCAGGGTGGAAGGAGTAGCCGAAACGCTTCGCATCCTGCAACGCATTGACCCTGAACTCCGCCGTCAGCTCATCAAAGACCTAAAGCAGGTCACCAAGCCGGTAACAAACGCCATCAAAGGCAACTACACCGACCAACTGCTGTCCGGCACCGAACGCACATGGTCGCCTCGAGGCCGCACCATTTTCCCGTACACCCGCCAAAAAGCGGTCGCCGGGGTAAAGGTCGCCGCCTCATCGTCCAAGCGTAAACAAACCTTGTTGAGCATCACCCAAAAAGACCCCGCCGCCTCCGTGTTCGACATGGCAGGTCGAGCGAACGCGAACCCGTTGGCCACCGCCTTTGACACCCGTTTCCCCACGCCGTCCCGCGTCATGTGGCGATCCTACGAACAGGCCGACGAAGGCATGATGGACGAAATCCGTAAATCCGTCGATCAGGTCATGGCCTCAATCAACAATCTGCAAAGGGCGATCCTGTAATGGCCATCAAAATACCGATTTTGACCGAACTGCAAGATGAAGGCCTGAAGAAAGCCAAACGCGAATTTGACAAGTTCAAGGGTGCGATTGCTGGTGCCGAAGGCACGATGGGCAAATTCAAGGCAGGTGGCACCGCCCTTTTTGACTCGCTCAAGGACAACGCCGCCACGTTTGCCGTTGCCGGTGTTTCAGCGTTCGCGACGTTCGCCGCTAAAGGCGTATCGGCATTCCAAGACCTTGCGTTGTCATCAGACAAGTTTGCGTCCGCGACCGGGCTGGCCGTCGAGGAAGCGTCACGCCTGCTCGAGGTGACCGGCGACCTATCAATTGACGCAGGAGCAGTCGAAACCGCCATCGGCAAAATGAACCAAAGCCTCGGCAAATCGCCCGAGCTGTTTGAGGAACTGGGCGTACAGGTCGAGTACGCAAACGACGGCACCGTCGACGCAAACGAAACATTCCTAAACACGATTGACCGGCTCAACAAGATCAAAGACCCGGCAACTCGAGCAAAGGTCGCCACCCAACTGTTGGGCAAAGGCTGGCGGGACATGTCCGAACTGATCCAAATGGGATCAGAAGAACTACGCCAATCGCTGGCCACCGTGTCGGACGCTAAAACAATCAGCCCCGAAGAAGTAGCCAAAGCCAAAAAGTTCCGCGACACAATGGACAGGCTGGGCGACACCGTTGGCGACCTCTCTTTGAAGCTTGGTGAAGTGCTCGTCCCGGTGCTCGAAAAAGCCGTTGAAATCCTGAACAGCAGACAACTTAGAGACTTCTTCTCAGGTGTTGAAGCCGGCATCAAAACGCTGTGGAGTCCGATCAAATTTGTAAACGACCAAACAAAGAAATTTGGTCAAGAACTGCGAAGCATTTGGGACGACGTTTGGGCACTAAATTTCGGTAAAAGCAGCAAAGCGATCGAGGTTTACGCCGCCGATCTACGCAACGCACGCAACGATCAAAAAGACTTTCTTGATTCATTGAAAGCACAGAAAGTCGCTGAATTCACTGACGGCATCACGAAAATGCGTGACGCACTGTTACAAGCCGACACCGCATGGCAAACGCTGACCAACCGCCTCGACCAAAAGGTGGCGTTGAACAACGCAGAAGAAGCGTTGAAAAACCTTGAAATTGCCGCCGCGAAAGCGTTTGCCACGGGTGCGGATTCGGACATTGCAAAGTTTGATGCGGCGGCCGCAGAGGTGGCAAGCCTAATTGCCAACATTGCGGGCACACTCGGCGACATTTCGTCGAAGGAAATCTATTTGCGTTTCCGAACCGAAGGGCCAGCAGCCGCACTCAACTTGGCTAATTGGTTGGCATCAGGAGCCGAATACGCGAACCTGAACGCCTCCCAAATGATCGGTCAGGCAGGCTTGTCATTCTCCATTCCCGGTCGAGCGATGGGCGGACCAGTCGGGGCCGGCGGCACCTACCTGGTCGGCGAACAAGGCCCCGAACTCCTCACCCTCGGATCACAATCCGGCTACGTCACCCCGAACCATGCGATCGGCGGCAACATCACCGTCAACGTCACCTCAGCTGATCCGAACGAGGTCGTCAGAATCCTCCAGCAATACGCTCGCCAATACGGGCCTGTCCCCGTGAACACTCGGCGGTTCTAATGCCCAAAGCGAACTGGACTGTCGGCATCAAGCCGTTCATGGGAGCGACGACGTACTACACCAGCTACGTCCTGTCCATGAACTACCAGTTCTTACGCCGCTCACCGCTTGACCAGTTCACCGGCAACACGATCAAGATCACCCTCAACAATTCGACGAACGTCGCCCAGTACTTCACGTTCGGCTCCAAGGTCGTGGTCAACGACGACCTGACGTTCACCATTGTCGGCGTCGACTTCGACGACTATCCCGGCAACACCGGCCTATCGACGTGCACCGTCACCGCAATGGACTCGCTCGCCAACGCCGGACGGCAGTATGTCAGCGGCGTATCGCTCGCAGCGACGACCGCCCTCGGACAGCTGTCAACGATCTGGGCGACAGCTGACAGCATCCTCACCGTCACCAACGCGAGCTCCGCCGCGTCGGCATACACCTACACCGGCACCGCACTACAACGCCTCCAGCAAGCCGTCACCTGCGAGCAGGCCGCCGTCCAACAGTACGACAACAAGATCGTCCTCATCGGACGCAATTCAGACCGCGGCGTTTACTTCAAGACCACGTTTACCCGTGCCACCTCAAGCGGTAGCAACGTCTCCTACAACGACATCCGCCGCGTCCGAGCGGATCTCGAGATGGCGAACACCATTACCGTCAACCAAGACACGCTAAGTGCTGTCACCGCTTCAGCCTCCGGTTCGGTCGCCTTGTACGGAACTCAAGCCGACTCGGTTTCGTCCGTCGACTCAACTACAAGCAGCGACTTGGCATCGTGGCTTGCCAACAGCCGCTCAGACCCGACCACCCAGACTTTTGAGATTGACGTTGTGGACACAGCTCAGACGCAAGACGCAATCGACCGGATCATGCTGCTCCTGTTTGACGACACCTGCGAAGCCAAAGTGCACACCCTCGTTTACCGGGTGCCAGGAGCCGTCTCGGACACCACCGAGACCGTCTTTCTTGAGGGTGCTCGGATGAACGTGACACCGACTCAGACGCGGTTTACGTTCTACTTTTCGCCGATGACCTACTACCAGTTCTTCTTACTTGACAACACGACGCAAGGTATTCTTGATACCAGCAGACTCGGATGGTGAATTAATGGCAACACTTGGAACATTCTCGGCAGGGCAGGTTTTGACCGCCGCCGAACTGAACGCAATCGGCACGTTTACCTCATTCACCCCGTCGTGGACGGGAATCACCGGCGGTACGGGAGCTTCGAATACGGGTCAGTATTCCATCGTCAACAAGATCATGTACCTCCGAACAAAGTATGTGCTGGGTACGGGAGGAAGCCTGACTGCTACACCGACTCTCACGTTGCCAGCGTCAGCCAGCCTTGCCTTAAGCCCCACAATGCTATGGATTCCAAGTTTGATGGGAACCGTCATCGACTCCGGTGTCAACTCATACCCGGTCGTAAGCCTTCAAGCAAGCACGACGACAATCCAGCCTTATGTACAGACCGCTTCAGGCACATACCTTTCAAACACGACCGCCGTGTCCGGCACTGTCCCGTTCACGTTCGGCGTGAACGATTACATTGAACTCTACGGATGGGTACAGATCGCATGATTACCGCACAATGCACAAACACCGATTGCCGCGAAAACGGCACCGCCTACAACGTCGAGGGGCCTGACCGCCCCGTCGAGTGTGGCTACTGTGCCCAACCCTGCACCACGTCCGACGAACGACCAGACCCCGAAACGCCATGAAATTGCCTGTTGCCATCATCGCCATGACCGCCGCCCTCATCTGGTGGATCTTCGCATGAGCATCAACCCGCCTAAAGCCCTCATCGCCCTTGTGGCCCTGATCTGCATGACCGTCCTGCTGGCCCTCGACGCCATCGAAACCGATCAAGGTTTGCCCGTCATTACGCTCATTACCGGGTACTCCGTGGGTAATGGAATGGCCGCATTGACCAACAAAC